GTCAGATTGCTTCTCAGCTTTTTGGGGATGCTTTTGGGAGTGCAGTTTTTGATCAACTGGCTCGTGTAACAGGGATCTTTGAGACCTTCTTTGACATGATCTTTGGGTCATTAAGCAAGCAAGATAACATTGATATTCTGAATACGCTTGGTTTTAGTGAGGAAGCTGCAACGCAAATTGTCAATATTGCAGATAATATCCGAGTTACTTTTGAAAACATTGGAGTTGTTGCTGGTAATGTTGCAAGCATTATTGTTGATTTCATCGGAGATCTTTTAGGGATCAAAGATGGAGAGCAGGGAGTGAATCTGCTAGGCATTGCCTTTGAAAGTATCACAAGTTTTATCAGAGACGCCTCTGAAAGTCTTAGTAAATTTACATCTTGGTTAAAAGATTCACCTCTTGCATTAGATGCCTTAAAATCTGCTGTTGTTGGCATTACGAGTGCATGGGCAGGATATAAAGCTGTCTTAGCGGTAATAAAAGGAATTGAAACAATCAGGAATGCAACTCTAGCTATCACAAATGGTTTAATGTTAGCTCAATTCGTTAGAACAGGAGCTTTAACTGCTGCTGAAGCTGCTAATGCAGCTGCAACAATGGGAGCAAGTGGTGCATTTGGTATTTTTAATGCAGTGTTATCTGCTAATCCGATTGGTTTAATTGTAACTGCAGTTGCTGCATTGACTGCTGCTCTGGTATGGTTTTTCACACAAACAGAAACTGGACAGCAAATTTGGTCCTCTTTTGTGGAATGGATTAAACAAGCTTGGATTGGGATTGCTGACTTCTTTGTAAATCTTTGGTCTGGGATCTCTGAAGGCGCTAGCACATTGTGGGATGGAGTTGTTGCGGCCTGGACTGCTTACGTTGAGACAGTAAAGGCGGTGTGGGGTGCTATTGGAACATTCTTTTCTGACTTATGGACAGGCATTCAAGAGTTTGCATCCGTAGCATGGACAGCTATCACATCAACAGTGATGGCTATTGTTCAACCGTTCATTGATGGATTTATGAATATCTGGAACAATATTTCAGATGGTCTTACTCAAATTTGGGAAGGAATTAAGATGATTTTCCTAGGAGCTTGGGAAGTTATTAAATCAATTTTCTTAGGCGCAGTTTTGGTTATCATCGACCTTGTTACAGGTAATTTCGACCAATTAGGCGTAGATCTTTCTCTGATTTGGGAAGG